AAGATCTTTGCGTTCTCTTGCGGGTGGCCGCAATTTTGCCAGCGAGTGCGCTGACATACAAGCTGTGATCGACGGTGCCAGTGGGTGCCGTTCGGTTTGGATGCCTGAACAATTCGGCAGCTTTTCGAACTCTTCCTCTACGGCTGAGGAGGACGGAGATAAAAATACAGATCCCGAGGCCACAGTACTCGGATGTTCAGTTGAGCAGATCAGCAAGATCGGCAGGACCCTCCAGGGGGCCGGGGCCGTGGCTTGCAGAGTTAAGGAGCATGTCTATGCTAACCTGTCGGACACCCACGACATCATGGTGTCTCGCATCGAGAAAGTAACGTTGATGAATTCTCACTTCCCGGCAATGGTCACTGTGCCAGGTGTCGACCGTCCATATCGTCCGTCTCTTCCGAGGCTGGCGGCGCGGACCGTTGACTACTGCACACGTTGGTCGATGCCTTCGGTCGTTGAAGGAATCAATGCGAACTCCCGCGTGCTTGACCCCGAACTGCGCAAAGCAGTTCTTTCTCAGTTATCGACGATCGACCTCGTCAACATGCCAAAGGCCCATTCACACGCGATGGCTGCGTCCGAAAGGACGTCAGTTGCGATCGCGTTGAGGAAGGCAGTGCTTGGTTGCGGGTTGAAACCATACGACGTTAGCGGCGGTACGCGCGAGCGCATCTTTGACGGGGAAACCCGGCAATGGACGCGCCCGCATGGCTGTCGCTTCCCGTATTTCGTGAAGGACTTGAGCACAGAGCTGTTTATTGATGCGGTCGAACCTGATGATGCGTTCGTTTTCGTTGACGTTGATTACTACACCGATGTTAACACATGGGCCCGTTATGGGCGCTTGATGGTCTTTTACACGTTTGTCCCTGTTTCCGCCGCCGCGATCAACAATGATTCGGCGATGGAATTTTTCGAGGGTAAGTACGTGGACAAGGCCGGAAGGGCGCACCATCAGGGAACCATGTTGTCGACTCGCGTGAAGGGCGGCGAACATTACGAACACCCTTTGTGGGATTGGTCCGTTGGTGGCTTTAGTGTCGTGGACTGGTGGGGGAACTACATTTCATACTTGGTTGAGTCGCGCGCGTGTCCTTCCGGAAGGAGGATCGTCGTCGCGGTTCCGTCGAGGGTGGTGGCGTTTCCGTACTGGAAATCGATACCGGTGGAGCCGTTGCGCCGTCTTGATGTGATGGTCGCGGCTCCGGGTGGTGGCAAGATCCCAGTCCTGTTGTGTCACAGCACAGGGATGGTGTCGGTCGGCGCCCCGGGGACAACTACTTCTCTGCAGATCACGCGCCTCGACTTCGAGGGGCTGGTTGTTAAGTACGAGTTTAGCAAAACAAAGTACCCTGGTGATATGGAAAAATGGCTTCGAGTTTGTACGAGTAAGCAGGCACGTGATGAGGCGACGGCTTGGGGACCAGTGGTCTTCAGGTTGATTTCCTCCGGGTGGCGGCTTCCGAACAGTTCGGGTGGTGTGATTGACACTTCGTCAGTTGTGATGAAGGAGGTTAGTGCGCCAACCGTGCCCGATGTCGTTCACTATGTTCTGGATCAACCGGATGGAAAGGAAGACGGAAAAGGCATCTCCGGTGGGGAGATCGCGCGCAATTTTGCGCCACCCATGGTCACGATCCCGGTCCCTTGTCCGGCGCGAGTGACGGCGAATGCGGCAATGGCTTACGAGCTTCGGGTAAAATCCACGCAAAGAAAGTTTTCGGACCACGTCTTTGCGAAGGAGCTCGATAAGTACGCTGCTGAATTCGTCGCGCAGACGCTGGTGGGGATTCGGGGTACGGTTGTGCCGCTGGATTTAAGCCAACTCGAGGAGCGGTGGACTCGTCCATCGCAACGACAGGGGCTGAATACGGTGCACACGTGGGTGCCAAGTGACGACGAGACAAGAAAGGTAGACGGCTTTATGAAGGGTGAGTTAGGTTACAAGCCTCGGCAGATCGTAAATGAAAACGCATCGCACAATGCCCCATTGGGGTGTTATGTGTTGCCGGCCATGGACGTTCTGAAGGGGTTCCACGAGTGGGTGGGTTGTGGCCGGACTCCCGAAGAAATAGAGAGACGTGTCAATGCGGTGGCCAAGGGGACTTGCGTCCCTCAGCACGTGTTGGACAAGTATCGTTTGCTAATCGGACTTTTGGCGCATGAAGGCGACATCTCCAACTGTGACGGCAGTGAGAAACGTTGGCATCGGGAGCATCTCATCTACCCGATATTGATGTGTATCATGGCCGCGCCCTACCGAAAGACCTTGCGAGGCATCCTCCACGGTGAGCGCGCTGGGAAGACGGTGAAGATGAAGGAAGGGTTTTCATACCTGACCGAATTCGAGCTGCTTTCCGGCACGTCGCTCACGACCTTCTCGAACATCATGAAGGTGGCCTTCGGCGATTACTGCGCTCTGCGGGAGAGCGGGATGTCGCCGGAGGACGCTTTTGCGTGTTTGGGGGTCTATTGTGGTGATGACAGCGTGATGGTCGGACTTTCGATTCCCAACCTCGCCGAGACCCGCGTCCGCGTGATGGCTATGCTGGCCATGGACCAGAAGCTGATCATCCGGCAGTCGCCGGACCCTGTTTCATTCCTTGGGGAGTACCACTACGGTGCTTTCGCAGACGGCGGCCAAAAGCTGCCTGACTTCTGGCGCCAAGTCCAGAAGTGTCATTCGACCACGGCGCGTGGGATTCCGATCGAGCTTGCGGCGGCCAACAAGGCTGCCGGAATGTTGTCATCGTCGTCTGCCGCGGACCCTTTGTTGGGTCCGTGGGCGGAGAAGGTGGCTGAGCTCGCTGGGAGGAAAGCGATCCTTGATTCGGCGACACGCGATGAGCAATGGCTTATGGCCCATGGTATTCCGGACATGAACAAGGCCCGTGCGCTGCGGGCGAGCTTGCGCTCGCAGTGGAGTGCGCAGACAGGTATCGACCTGGCAACCTTGGACAGCATTGTCGCGATCATCTCGAACGCGACGACGCTGGCCGAATTGCCTGCTGGGGTTCTGGACAACGTTTTGATTGCAAAACGTCCGGCGGATGGCATCACGCAAGTGGGGTCACACGCCGAACCGTCCAGTGCCCCCGCAGATAATAAGGATGTCGGGGAAGAACGCCCGAAAACGCAAGGCCCGCCAGCAGGCGCGGGCCGCCCAGGCCGCGGTGGCTTTAACCGTGGCCGTGGCTCCCGCCCAGCGCAGACGCGCCCGCCGCCCCCGGCGGCGCCCCCGTCCCGGGGGCGCGGTCGGGGGCAGCCGGTACCTCACGGCAATCACGCACCCGTTCAGCCTTCGGGCCGACGGGGCGCGCGTGCCTGATGGCTGCTCATTGCCCACTGTCCCCATCACCTTAACCAAGCGTGTCCCACTTCTAGCTGACGCTAACGGAGACTTCGATTTCACCGTCCTTCCGGTGCTTGCGACCTCGGCATTTTCAACCAGGTCCAGCATCTCGGGCGGGGATACGATCTCTAGCGGCCAGGCTGGTTCGTCGGGAACCGTTGGTATTCCTACTGTGACTGGAACCGCGTTGTCTTTTGACGTCGCGACCCTCGGCGGTCGGTACAAACAGTACCGCGTTGTTGGTTACGGCGCCAGGATGCGCCTCCAGGCC